AGGAGAAAAATATGATTTATCTAAAAGCAGACGATGAAGCAACTTTTACAGCCGCACTCAAAACAGCGGGTTGGGCATGGGACGATGAATATCGTGTCGAAGTTGACAGTGAAGGAAACGAAACAGAAACAGATGAAGTGATAAGAGATGCGGGTGTCGATGAGTATACGAACACTCATAGTCTTGATATTATTGGTGTAATTCACGCAGAAACTGGTAACATGATCGATGGACCAGCAGATGAGCAAATCGCAGAAATGGCACCTATAGATGGGTGGCATGCTAACTTGCTACTACATGGCGAAGAATTGCCAGACGCTTTATCCTCACTTGTAATCGAAGCTCCAAGCGCACCAGTAAGACGGTTCGCATAGAATAAATACAGTAAGAACCTTACGTAGGAAAAGTAAATGACACAAGCCACAGAATTACGAGAATTAGCGTCAATTATCAGCGTTGACTCCAGTGATGCTATTATCAGTAGACGCACTTCAGTATCTATTGACGATGCAACCGAGTATTCTAATGTTGAGGCTTCAGAACTGAATCCTGTTTCGACCGATGCTCTGTATCTAAATAACATCGAAAACACTAGTACGAATGGCAAAATATCTATTCTTATGCGTAGTACTGGTGGTGGTGGCGGTACCAGTGCAAGAATTACACTGAAGAACGATAGAAGTGGTAACGGTAGTCTAAGATTCTTATTTAGGAATAGTGATCACACTACAGAGGCAAAAGAAAAATTTGCGTTTACGTCAGATGGCAAACTTGGAGTAGGACTACTAGGTTTATCTAACATCAATAACCCACAGGCTCCTATTCATGTTGGGACTGACTCAATAGTTTCTACAGATTCAACAGTAATCATCGAAGCTCCAATATATCCATCCTTAGAGTTTGATTCTCAAAACACTAATGCGAGTAATAGAAGATGGAAATTCTCTAGTGTTTATAATTCTTACGGTACATTTGAGATTCTAAGAGGCGCAACTTCTGGTGCGGCACCAAATGTAACAACTATGTCTTTGACTAAAGATGGGCGTGTTGCAATAGGTCCATCACACATTGCAAATCATGTACTAGATGTTCAAGGTGACATCCACACGACTACAGCATTCAGAGCAGACGAATCTAGACATGATGTATCTCCTATAATAAGTTTAGATTTTTCAAGAGGGCAGTTAGATGATAGGGTACAGTACAGTAGATCGGGTATTGCGTCTTACATTGGAAGTAATGGACTCGTAGAGTACGTTGATGCTAATAAACCTAGATTTGATCACGATCCAATTTCAGGCGAATGCTTGGGTCTTCTTGTAGAGCCAAATAGAACTAATATTGCGGAAACTACAATTAACCAAGGCACTTCTGTTGACTTCAACAACATGTATCAAATAAGATATGAAGATGTTGCTCCTGACGGAAGCTATAATGCAACAAGAGTTCTTGCATCACCTGGCGTATCTAGACATGAAGTAACTATAAGATACAACGGCACTAGTGGCAACATCTATGTATCATCATGTTACGTAAAGCCTCTTGGAACAGTCACGCATTTGATGTTTTCTAGAGCTGGTGGATCCGATAAAGTAAATTTTGATTTGGCAAATGGTGTAGCACTCGCACCTGGCGGTAATGCAATAGGCACAATTGTTGCCATGAAGAATGGTTGGTACAGATGTTCAATTCAATACACTGAAACCTCAACTGGACTTAGATCGACCTATATGAGTCCAGGCGCTGTAACAGGCAGTAGTTCAGTATACAATAACTTAGACGGTGATGGTATCAACGGCATTTTACTTTGGGGCGTACAAGTTGAAGAGGTTGCAACAGGTAAAGAACACGTAACTTCATATATTCCTAGACAGCTTGAGTTAGCAAATAGATCATCTAAAGCGTCTTATCATGACGAAAATGGTATAGTCAACACAGTTGGCAATGACAATGAACGATGGGGATATAGATATGATCCCGTCACAAGAAAAAATTTACCAACTGGTATGATGATAGAACCAGCGAAAACACAAATGGCACCAGACACGGAGCAATTTGGAGCGGCTTGGTATGTAAATAACTGCACTAAAAGTAGTGCGGCAACTATTTTACCTGATGGAACTGAAGGAGTTTCGTTCAAGCTGATAATGAATAATGGCGCTGACCCAAATTCCGCTACCGCCGCTGGCATGTATATAGGAATTACTACGGCTGTGGCTTCACCTATACCTGTTGCAAATAGTATATATGTGAAAGCTGATGGAGAAAATATATTTAGAATTAGAGATGGTCTTAGAACTGGAGCATTTATAGATTTTAATTTGAGTACAGGTGCTATATCTGCAAACACTTCGGTGTTTCAGCAATCTCATATGGAAAAAATGGCAAATGGCTGGTATAGGTGCTCATGGACTTATGAGTTTCAAGGAACTAGCGGATATACGGGTTCTTGGTTAGCAATGAGGGGTGGTAGCACCGGAAATGGAACAGATGGTCTTCTACTTTGGGGCGCACAAATGGAATTGTATGGCACTACAAGTTATATGCACAATTCGGGTGCGGCAGGTGCTGTAACCAGAGCATTGGATGTGCATCTATCGCATACGGGAAACCGAGGCGATGATTTTGTGGTACTGTACACTAAAGATATAGAAGATTTTGATCCTAAAGAAATAACAATTTTTCATGACATAGAAAATTTCGTATACGCCACAAACTCTAGGTTGTGGTCATTAGAAGACGGAACACTAGACAACCGTGTGGCACCACAAACACATACCACAACTGCTTTTAGATTTGTGAATCTGCACGATGGAGAGACAAGAGTAAATCAGAATAAATCTATCACTAACTGGCAAGACAGACATAGATATGCAGTTGCTATGACCAATACGACCTCTCAAATTTATTGGGATGGTGCAGACTTCCTAAGTCTTACTGGGTCTTATGTGTCATCTACTAATGTCGATAGAATTAGAATAGGTGGACTAAATAACGGATTTACTTCTTGTGGAAGACATAGAAAGCTATCAGTATATAATAAGTCGTTAGCCAATTCTCAACTTGCGGCACTTACAGGAGACCCATCATGAGTAAACTAGTAGGAAATAATTCAAATCAGGTACCTACTAATGCAGATTTGGGGTCAGCCGCTTATGCAGAAAAGAGTTCTTTCATAACTTCTAAGAATCCCAAGATATCTGAAATTAGACATAGAATAGAACAAGGTAGCGAGAGAGCAGTAGTAGACATTTTCGTATATGATACTGCTCAAGATTCGGATGGTGGAGCATGGAGACATCGATGCCAGCAGACAGGTTGGTATAAAGAAAAACTCAATACAGTTGATAGAGGAAATAGAAGAGAGTTTCCTAGTATTGCGGTCATTATATTGTTTGCTAATGACGTTACTATTCTTGACGGTGATAGCCCAAATTTAGATATGTGGATGGAATTCAAGGGTAAGTCCAGTTGGAATGAAGCCCTTCTAGTTGGGTCACTAAATTCTTGTTGCCACGCTAAAAATGGAACATTAGCTATCGGTCAATCAGGTAACGCTCAAGGGGTTGTGGCGATAGATTTTATTGCAGACGATTCAACCTGTATAACCTCTGGATATTCATATGGAGGTCATGATGCGTTGTCTATCGCAGACCGCAATCGTTCAGGACATACATTCATGAATGGACCCCAGAATCACGCTTACCCGATTTGGAGCAGTAATGACTTCGCTGACGTAGAAGTTGCTGTTAGTAGCAGAAGTAAAATGAATCCCTTTAATGGAATGCCTTATAATATAATTGTTGGCGCTAATGGACAAGGAATACAAAAGTATGATTCTCAAACTAGAAGTGTAATTACTTTCAGTGATAATTTAAGTGGCGCTAGACCTTTTAAAAACGTTTCTACTATAGATGACGATATTATAGGTTATAACCATAACAACGGAACAGTACAAAGAATGCGTGGTGGACTATTACTTACATCAAACAGTGCGAATATAATAAAATATAACTACACCGTTAACGGTGGGCATAGTTCAAATACTTCTATAAGTGGCGTACTAAGAAGAAATTCTGATCGAAACAGAGTTACTCCTGGTAAAACTGTTAGTGAGTTCTACACAGATGGGGAAGAAGGTTTGACATATATGTATGACGGACCATCTAAAACTTTTAGCACTTCGAGTAATAGTATTTACGATGGAAGAGTTGCATATATTGCTTACAATTATGCTACTGGTTGGCATACAGGAACAGCAGTAACTTCTATATTGAACGACACTAATCAGGGAGCTGTACCTTCAACAAATATCTGGACAGATGGAAATCCTAGCGGTACTCATTCGGCTGCTGTAACAAAACACTCCTATCAATCTGCAAGCGCAGATGGTACCGGAGGTAACTCATCACAATACTTTATTGGTGTATTGTCCCCATCACCCACTATTGCGTATAAATCTGTAGCTGTAACATTTACAATATCAAACTACGTTGCTGGTTCAGTAAGACCTAGAATCAATTCATCAGCAGGTGTAGGAGACTATGAAAATGCTAATGGTACATATACTCAAGTAATATACAATAACGGTGGCAGTAACGGCTCTTTGCAGATGCAATTTGGCGGTGGCTCTAATATGACAATTGTGATAAATAACGTAAGTATCGCTGTAGATAATAAGACACCAAAAGGAAAGTCCGGTTCAGCTACAGGTTTCAGAGTTCATGGCACTCCCAGAAGAGAAAGAGTTATGCCAGGTGCTGATCTTACGTGTATGACAACTTTCAGTCAGAGTAATTATTTGAAACAACCTCATACTAGTCACTTAGATTTTGGCACAGATGATTTTGTATTTATGACTTGGCTAAAAACCAGAGATAAAGGCGGATTCAACTGTTTGATGCATAGAGGCGATGGAAGCTCTGGAACTTGGGGAAGTGGAAAAATACTACAATGCGAATTCAATGCTACTGAATTGGCATTTTTTGCGTCTGATAGCGCCTTCAATGCATACGACAAAGTATCTATACCAAAAGGTAAGTTCACTAATAACCAGTGGCATCACTATGCCGCTATAAGAAAAGATGGAGTACTCAAAGCGTACTTAGATGGCGATTTAGTTGCTAGTGTAGCATCAACAAGAAACTTAGATAATAGTAACGCCAGCCTTTGGATAGGAGAAAGACCAAACGCTTCACGTCCAGCTTATGATATGAGTTTATCACTACTTAGAATTTCAGGCAATAACTCTCCTGGAGATGAAGAGGTAAAAGAGATATATCTGTCTGAAAAAATGATGTTCAGAAAGAATGCACAGTCTACGTTATATTCAATTACTAACACAGCAAACAATACAGACGAGCGAGAAGTTACTGCCGTTGCATATGATAAATCGACAGACCTTATGCATGCCGCAACTGCAACAGCGATATCTACATTTCAAGGACTAGTTAGAGTTCGTGAAGAGATAACTGATATAAACTACGCTGTTTCTGCAGGCGGCGGATTGGTGATAGGAGACTAATATGAGTGTACAAGTATATAGACCAGAAATAGACATAATATCTAAACTAAACGAATTAGAGGGTAAACAAGATAAGCCACCATATATCCCTGCGTTTTCATGTGCGGGTGGCGGATCATACAGTGCGTCAACTGGAGATCAAAACATAGCGGCGTTTTGCGCTAGGTCAAGTAATAGCGGTGTTCTTTTTGATATCGGCGGTAATTTGACAAACGGAGCTTTCAAGGTACCTTTTGCTGGGTTATATAAATTCAGTTTGAAGTTACAGGTGAATTACTCATCAGGATATCTTTTTGCTTATATATTTAAAAATAGCTCTGCAATTCCGAATCACTCTTGTCAGTTTTATCAAAGTAATAACGTATGCACTTTAGATTTGTTATGGGCTGCGGACAAAGATGATGTCTTTGAGCCTTACATAACAAATAACTATGCTATTACTAACGCATTATCTTCTCCAGTATGGAACGGATACTATATAGGACCAACGTCATGATTTTTATTTCAGACCCAACTATAGATAAGATAAGTCTCGCTAAAGAAGCACTTGGCGGCACACCATCTATGGAAGACATCGTACAAAAAGTTGCTGAACTAGAATACTTAGAGGAAATAGAAGCATACAAAGTGCATAGAGCCGCAGAGTATCCAGACTTTGGATCACAGCTAGACCATATCTATCATAACGGTGTAGATTCTTGGAAAACAAATATCGTAGATCCAGTCAAAGCAAAATATGCAAAAGTAGAAGTTGATGCTGATGAACTTGCAACACGTAAAGCAACAGCACTAGCAATGTATCAATTAGAAGAGTATACTAAAGCTGTAGAGAGATTAGCTAGATATCAATTATCTGTTGGAAAAGCAGAAGTTACTGAAGAATATGTGAGCGGTCAAGAAGACGATGAAGACGGAAATTCAGTAGAAGTTATGGGAACAAGAGTTGTAAGTGAAGCGATAGATGCTTTACCTGCGACTGTAGATGAAGTCACAGTTCACCCTATCGACGGCGAAACAACAGAGACGATTACAAATCCTCTCATCACACAAGACAACGAAGAACGTGCAGAAGCACAAGCAGTTGTAGACGCAACACCTTCGGCTGTTGTGGACGCTTACAACGCTTTATAAATAGTTATAGAAATCTAACTATGGGAAATAGAAATGGCACAGCCTACTACAAGAACAGAATTTACAGAATGGTGCTTACGAAAGTTAGGTAAACCAGTCATTGAGATTAATGTCGATCAAGATCAAGCGCAGGATCGAATTGACGAGGCATTGTCATATTACTGGGATTATCATTTTGATGGTACTGAGAGAACCTTTTTCAAGCATCAAATCACTGCATCTGATATAACGAATCAGTACATTACTGTACCTGAGAGTATTATCGGAGTAATTAATCTATTTCCAGTAGGATCAAGTATCACTGCAAGTACAGGTATGTTTAATGTTCAATATCAATTTGTATTGAATAACATACATGACATGGTCAATTATAACTTAACTAACTACTTCATGTCAATGCAAAACTTGCAATTTATGGAAGAATTGTTGGTTGGTATGCAACCAATTCGATATAACAGACACGTTAATAGACTGTTTATCGACACTGATTGGGACAGACTTGTAGAGGGCGAATACGTTGTAGCAGAGTGCTATAAAGTCATAGACCCAAATACATATTCAGATGTATTTAAAGATCGTTGGTTGCAAAACTACGCAACTGCAAAGATCAAATATCAATGGGGTAGCAACCTAACTAAGTTTAACGGTATGACTCTGCCAGGAAACATTCAGTTCAACGGAGAACAAATTTTAAATGATGCACGTGATGAGATAACGAGGTTAGAAGAAGAAATGATCTCCTCATACTCTCTTCCTGTTATCGACATGATAGGATAAAAAACTGTGGCTAAAAATTACTATTTCGAAAACTACGATAATTCGATGGAGCAACATCTCATCGATAATTTGGTCGTGGAATCGATAAAAATATTCGGAATAGATACGATGTTTTTGCCTAGAACTATGGAAGAGGATGGTTCTGGATACACTACAAAAGATGATCTTTTAAACGAAGATGATCTTCCTATTTACAAAGAAGCGCATGAAGTTGAGATGTATGTTAAGAACGTAGACGGCTTCGAAGGAGAAGGCGACTTCTTGTCTAAGTTTGGATTACAGATCAGAGACTCTATTACTCTTACTATAGCAAAGACTGCTTATGAAACAGAGGTCGGCGTACACACAGAAATTAATCGACCACGTGAAGGCGATATAATATATCTTCCTTTAAATAGAAAAATGTTTGTAATCCAACATGTAGAGCATGAAGCAATTTTTTATCAGATGGGGTCTCTTCAGACATATGACCTTAGATGTGAACTATACGAGTATAGTGGAGAAAGATTTGACACTGGATTGTCGTATTTAGATGACAAGTTTAAAGACGAAAACCTATTTATTGATAGTCAAGGCACAACGTTTACAGTAGAAGTTAGAGACAGCGTGTTTCATATGCAATCTACTGACGAAAGAGGCGATCTTTTAAGTACTCCTAAACTTGAAGCAAGAGTTGATGAGAAAATTATATTCGATCAATCGCATGTTTCTAATACGAATTGGCCACTGCGAATCTATACAACTACATCACCTAATACTGGTTCAGAAATTACGGCTGGAGTTACTGTTACTGGCACACCAGGTGTTGACGGCAAAGTAACATTCACTCCAACAACTACTGGCACTTTCTACTATATCAATCCTACAACTATAGGAATGGGCGAAACAATTTCGGTAGAAGTGTCTAAACTACAGAGTGTAGAAACCTATGATGATATTGCAGATAATACTACAATCGAGTCTTTTGCTGATAACATTGTTGATTTCAGTCAAAACAATCCATTCGGGGAGGATAACTTCTAATGTTTGGTCAACACTTTTACAACGAATCAACTAGAAGATATGTTGCTGTATTTGGCACACTATTTAATGACATTCAGATAGGTCGCAGTAATAACGCAGGCACTGAGATACAGCGAATGACTGTACCGATTAACTATGCACCTGCTCAAAAGTTACTTGCGAGACTAGAGGGTGATCCAAATCTTGACAAGCCTGCTATTACTTTACCTCGCATGTCATTTGAAATTATGGGCATGAACTATAATCCAGCTCGTAAAGTTGGATCGCTTATAAGACAAACAAAGTCTATAACAAGTAATGACAATGAGGTACTGAATCTATATAGTCCTGCGCCTTACGACATTGACTTTCAATTGAATATTATGACGAAGTATACAGAAGACGGCACTAAAATACTTGAGCAAATTTTACCTTTCTTCAAGCCAGACGTAACAGTTAGCGTTAAAATGATCGATAGCATGGATTTCTATGTAGATATTCCTGTTGTGTTACAAAGCGTAACTACTGAAGACTCGTATGAAGGGGATTTTGAGACAAGAAGAGTGTTGATGTGGACTCTGAACTTTCAGATGAAAGCATTCTACTTTGGTCCAACTACAAATAAGAGAATAATTAAGTTCTCTGACAATAACATATATACTAATACTACGGCTACAGTTGCCGAAGAGCAAGTGAACGTACAACCTGGTTTGACCAGCGGTGGTCAACCTACTACGAAAATTGCGGATTCTGTCGCATACTCAGATATTAACATTGATGATAATTGGGCAGAGATCGTACAAATATTGGATGCTTAACATGATTAAAGATGATATTAGTAATAGCTTAGGTCTTGAGCCTTTGCAAAATTTGAATGAAGGAGAAGGTGAATTGGTAGTTCCTAAGAAGACTGAAATAGCAGAATTAAAACCTGTTGACGATAAGGCTGACAGAGATTATGACTATGCTAGAACTAACTTCTATAATATCATTGAAACCGGCACGGAAGCACTTGAGCAAATGCTAGATGTTGCAAAGGCATCAGAGCATCCACGTGCATACGAAGTTGTATCAACTATCATGAAAACACTTGTGGATGCTAACAAAGATTTAGTGTCTATGTCTGCTAAGAAGCAAGAGAGCGAAGAAGATAAAAATCCGTCAGAAAAAGCAATGACGAATAATAATCTATTTGTTGGATCTACCGCTGAACTACAGCAACTATTGAAAGACATGAGAAGTAACGATGCAGACTAAAGGTTATAACGGTAACGTTAATCTAAAACGCAAAGGTACAGACGTTGAATTTACTCAGGAAATGGTTACTGAGTTTCTTAAATGTGCCAAAGACCCTATATACTTCTCAGAAAAATACATTCAAATCGTACACGTTGATCATGGGTTGATTCCGATTAAGATGTATGATTATCAGAAAGATATTTGTAAAGCAATCACTGAGAACAGGCGTGTCACAGTTAATACTTCTCGACAGGCTGGTAAGACCACTACAGCCGTTGCAGTAATCTTGCACTATATCATCTTTAACGACTTTAAAACTGTCGCACTACTTGCAAACAAAGGCGATGCGGCACGTGAAATTTTAGATAGAATCAAAATTGCATACGAGGCACTCCCAGCTTGGCTACAACAGGGCGTTATCGAATGGAACAAAGGTTCTGTTGAATTTGAAAATGGATGTAAAATCATTGCTGGTTCTACGTCATCTAGTGCTATTCGTGGTAAATCTATATCATTCTTGTATATCGATGAGACTGCATTCGTAGAGAACTGGGATGAGTTCTTTGCTTCTGTTTTTCCAACGATTTCGTCTGGTGAAACAACAAAGATATTATTTACTTCCACACCTAATGGACTGAATCACTTCTATAAAACGTGCGTTGGCGCACAAGAAAATAGAAACGGATACATTTACATTGAAGTGCCCTGGGGCAAAGTTCCAGGTCGCAACGATAAGTGGAAGCAAGAAACTCTTGCGGCTATGGATTTTGATCAGCAAAAATTCTCGCAAGAATTTGAATGCGCTTTCTTAGGTTCTTCTGGAACATTGATTGAAGGCTCTAAACTTAAAACTATGGTCGATCTACAGCCTATTGCTCAGACAGATAAGATGAAAGTCTATCAGCAACCAGAGAAAGATCATGTATACGTGTGTGTATGTGATGTATCTAGAGGAAAGGGCTTAGATTATTCTGCATTCCAGATAATTGATGTAACTCAGATGCCATACCAACAGGTATGTGTGTATAAAGACAACACGATTACCCCTATCGACTACGCTGAAATCATATATAGAAGTATAGAGAGATACAATGAAGCGTATACTTTAATCGAAGTAAACGACATAGGAGAACAAGTATCAGAAGTACTGCATTATGAGTTTGAAGTTGAAACGCTAATGTATACTGAATCAGCAGGAAGAGCAGGTAAAAGATTGTCTACTGGGTTTTCTAAGAACGCTGATAAAGGAATCAGAACTACAAAAAATGTGAAGTCTATAGGCTGTAATATGCTTAAGATGTTGATTGAGCAAGATCAATTAATAATCAACGACTTCGGAACAATAAATGAACTTTCAACATTCTCCAGACGTGGCAATTCTTATGAAGCGGAATCTGGAACACACGATGATTTGGTTATGTGTCTAGTGTTATTCGGATGGATGACCGATCAAACGTTTTTCAAAGAAGTCACAGACATAAATACTATCGATAAACTCAGATCAAGGAACGAAGAAGAACTTATGGAAAGCCTTCTACCAATTGGTTTCAACACTTATGACGAGGATATCCTTGAAGAGGAACAGTTAGGAACAGCCCAGTGGCTAAACTACTAAATTGCTGTTTTTATAAATATAGAAATAAAGAAGTTTATAACTTACAAAATAAACAAGGAGAAATGAGAAATGGCTTTTCAAACAAGTCCAGGCGTTAATATCAGCGAAATCGACCTAACGAATGTCGTCCCAGCTGTAGCGACAACTGAAGGCGCTATCGCAGGTGTTTTCCGTTGGGGTCCAGAACTAGAAAGAATCCTAGTAACATCAGAGCAAGACTTAGTTAATCGCTTTGGTAAACCATTAAGTAGCTCTACGTCAGTCGAATCTTCGGCAGGTACCGCAGAGACAGTAACATTTGATGATGTTACAGTGCCAACATCGGGTGGCCTCACTACTGATACATGGACACTTGTAGTTGGTAGTGAAACTTATGTTACTGCCGCAGGTGATTATACTGATCTAAATGCTGTAGCAACTGCAATTCAAGCTAAATTAACTTTAGATGGTGTAACTACTTATTCAGTATCAGTTATCAGTAACAAGATTGTACTCACATGGTCTACAGTCGGTAATCAAGTAGTCGGAACATATAGCATTGCTTATACAGGTAGTGGTGCAGGTTCAGCAGACGATGCGGCTCCTACTATCGTAGAAGGTACCGCTCGTACAGTAACGACAAGTCAGTGGTCAAACTACGAGACATTCTTTTCTGCCGCAAACTTTCTGTCGTACAGTGATGCATTATACGTAACACGTGTTGTAGGCACTGCTGGCGCCGCTGGTGGCACAAACTTTACCGCAAAATACAAAGGTTCATTAGGTAACTCTATTCAAGTATCTCACTGTGTGGGAACTTCGAATATGGGAGTTACTGCCAGAGCAGACAGTATATCAATTGATCCTTTTAAAACTACGGGAACGATTACAAATAGCACTTCGGCTCTGACATATCTTGCAGTTGGAGATAGAATCGTATTATCAACTGGTAACGAACTAGTTGTCACTGCAATTGCTTCACCTACTGGTAGTGGTAATTCTTACTCAAGAGTAGTTACTTTTGATAGAGTGTTTAGTCCAGCAGATGGTGCGGCGTACAATACTACTTTCAGCACACAGTGGAGAGATGCAGATTTATTTGACTCTGCTCCCTCAAGTGCAACTAGAATGCACGTTGTTGTGCGTGATAGTGATGGTAAAATCTCTGGTACCGCAGGAACAATCCTAGAAGTATTCGAAGACATCGACACTTCATCCGGCTCAATTAACCCAGACGGATCTACTAACTATTCTCCAGACGTTTTCGAAAATCGTTCACTCTGGATTGCATGTACTACATCTCAAGCGGGACTTCAAGCATCTTTGACTTACGGTCAAGCAAATCTTGCCGGTGGAGTTGATAGCCAAGACGAAAGTGCAATGCCAATTGGTAAATTGACTGAAGGCTATAGTCTATATGTAGATCCAGCTGATGTAGATGTATC